GTCTTCATTTACGTATAGCGTAGATGAATGAATGTCACTGGCAAACTTTTTATCATCCTCTTGGCAGTATTTGACAAAATCGCCAACGGTGTAAGGATGCATCTTGTCATAAGAGAACCAACCATCTTTATCTATCTTTCCTTTTGTAACATCATGCAGTAAGCATGCTGCAAAAATCAAATCAGATTCTTCTTCACTCATGCTATGAGATTGGCAGAGCATCTTGGCTGCTCTAACCACTCTTTTTGTATGGAGAGCGTTACCGCCCTCACCATGCTCATCTGGTGGATGATACTTGCCGGAGAAGGATGATGGTATTTTCCAAAAAGAATCTGCTCTTACTAAGATTGATCTTACAAAAGATCTTAAGCCCTCGCTAGATATAAAGGAAATTTCCTTTAAAAGAGGCGCGAGTATAATGTCTTCTTCTTCTATCATCGAAACTATTTTTTCATCCTTTAAGAATGAATCTAACAAGTTGTCGTCTTTATTTTTTGCCATCTTTGTTTTCCTTATCTTTTTTCCAATTAGACCATTTAGAGCACGGGCCATCAAACGGGCATCGTTTGCAGTAGTAAGTTAGACCTCTTCTTGGTACGAAGTTACTGCACGCGCTTAGCTCATCTACCCAAAAGTTTAATGAGTCAACATCTTCCTGTACAAAATCAACGTATTCAACCTTTGGATTTGAGGACATGATATCGAAGTAACCATATCTAACATTCTTGTTTTTGCTACCCCTATTCTTTGTGTATGCATATTGCATCGACACAAAATCAACATTATACAAATGCTCATGGCTGTCCTTGTAGTTGAATACCCATTTGACAACATTGGTGTAGCCATTTTTTATATAAATAATATCAAAGCTATCGGTTATTAACACTTGCCCTATTGGAAGATTGTAGTCCTCCGATATGCCTATCGGTACCAGCTCTGGGTCCGAAAAATAGTTATAAAATGAAAGCAAAACGCCAGCAGCCTTGGATGTAAGGCTTGCCATATTACCGTAAGCACTCTCGTGCTTGTCATTTATTATATCTTGTGCCGAAGTATCCTTAGGGAACCAAAGCTTTTCCCATCTGTTTAATACGGCAGCGTATGAAGGAGTTTGACCGCTTTGTCTTTTATACAAAAAGAAATTTATTACATTCTTTAATGTATTCTCAAATCTTTCAGTTACAACATTCCTACTAAGTATAGTTTCTGGAAGCTTTTGATTATATCTGTAGTCAAAAAGCAGGCCGCATGTTTGAAAATCTTTAATCGCCTTAGGCGTTATTTTTATCATTAAGAAAAGTCTCCACTTAATAAATCATCTAACAAAGATGAAGTAGAATATGTATCGTTGGTTACAACTTCGTAGTCCTCATAAGACTTGGTAGTATCATTATATCTTACTAGAGGTGGGTCGTATACGAATGTAGACCCAGTTATTCTGTTTTTTGGTATCTGTAATTGCATTACATAATCCTCTTCTGACTCGTCGCCCGAAGCTAGCTTTTTATCTGTTATAAAGATAGTCACCGCACACTTTTGTTGGATAGCAAGAGACCCACCAGTGTCAGATTGCTGGACTACTTCTCTCTTTTCTTTCATTCTATTCGAGTTTTCTTGTGCCGTTATTATAAAAGCACAGTTCATGTCTCTAGCCAACTTCTCTAGGCGAACCATCATCTCTTCAAATTCGCCCCATCTTGGCTTACCTTTTCCGCCTCGGGTGAACATCGATTGTATGGTATCAATTACAATTACGTCTGGCAGCTTAGCATTGTGCCCCATAATGTCTCTAAGCCATCTCTCTAGGTCCTCAAAGTATGGAGTTTCCGGATCATGTCTCACCATGAATCGGTCCCCCCACTGCTCCATCTTGTCTTTAAATGTTTTTAGGTGCTTATCTTTTTCTTGCTGAGACCACTTACCTGCTTCGGAATAAACATTTTGTCCTATAATTTGGGTCATCAGAACTCTCTCCCAGTGGGATATCGCTTCTTCGAAGTTAATGAACAACGCTGAATAACCAACCTCAACCCAATGGTTTACTAGGCACTTAGCAAACGTGCTTTTGCCCTTGCCAGAAGGGGCTATGATAGCGTGCACGGCCCCCTTAAAGAAGCCTCCCTCATCTGTATAGCCCATCGCTCTATTAAGTGACTTGAATTGAGTTGGTAAAAAATTTGGTATTACCAACAGCTCTTCTGCTCTACCAGCTATATCACTTGCTGTAGTAACATTCTCTAATGGATTATAGTTAATCTCATTTTCTAATTCTCTAATCTTGTTAGTTAAAACAGATATTCTTTCTATGTCTTCATCTGATTTGCTTGATTTTTGTGTGATTAAAATCTGTAGCTCTTGTAGATAGTCTATCTGTTTTCTTTTATTAGCCTTGTGCTCTATGACTTTTAGTATTGACTCTGCACTCGACAAGTCTATGTTCATTAATATGTCAAACATAGCCTGGGTGCCTACATGCCCACCTAAAGCTTCATATATTTCAGTCTCTGTTTGTAGCCAAGATCTAAAAGCTATTGGATCTACTATATCTAGCTGAGTTGCTTTATGGAAAGCCAGGATTGCGTTATAGAATTCGAAGACACCATTTTCTCCATGGTTTATTCCTACTATCTCTGCCTTTAAGTTCTCATGAAAAAAGTTTATTGAACCAGGGTGTCTTAGGCATAGCGCAAATATCTGATATTCAATCGGATAATTGTTATTGTTTTCTTCTGTTGCCATTTTTTTCCTTTAGCTCTTTATATCTTTTTCTTTGGATAGTATTATATCTTTTTTTTGCGTCTTGATAGAAGCTACTTTCAGATATCTTATTCTTGCTATATTTATTAACCTTTTCTTCTGACGGAACATAGTTTTTTATCGCTTCAAGTATTCTAGAGAATACCGCTTCTTCTGTGAGCTTGTCATTATACCTAAAAACTAAAAGAGCTATACCCTGTTCTTGACAAAGTCTTGCTTTTTTTTCGTCTCTCTGAACAGCTTCTTCAAAATCTTCTTTTGAATTAAAGAATCTTCCAGTATAATAAAAGTGCTGACGGCCATGATACTCTGCAGCTATCTTATACTTAGGGCAGTATATATCAAGCTTCAACCTATCGCCAATATGGTGTTCGCTCACTATGGATTCATTAGGCAATAGCTTTTGCATTATATCAGTCAAGGCTGCCTGACCTCTAGACATTTTTTTGTGTCTAGTTTTTACCCAGTTAAGCCCTAACTGATTGATCTTCTTATTTAAAGCGTTGATTGTCCAACCTAATTCCTTGGCTATTTCAGTCAAGGACATAGACGTTTCCATAAGCAAGTCTACCATGTATTCGGTATCATCGTTGTCTTTATGCGGACTTGAACCTCTTCGCATAAGGACTACTTGCTAGCTATGGTAAATACTTTTCCAAAGTCTAATATAGACATGTTTGAATTTTCCCAAATTTTAGGAGCTAACGCGGACGCTAGAACTGGGCAGTCGAGAATGCAGTAGTCTATATTTTCATGAGCTATTATAGATTCATAAATTGAGTCTAGCTTATCATAAAAGTCATTGTATGGAACCTGCAAGTAATGCTTAGGTGATCCTATGACTTTTTGTATAGTCTTTTTCTCATGAAAAGAAACTACTAGTGTTGAACTATATTTAATGTAATGCTCAACAAATGAATCAAAAATATCTTTTTTAGAAACATAATAATATTCTAACATCCCTGCATCATATATCTTTTCGTTATCAAGACTCTTGATCTCGCTCACGGAAAAACCAGACCCTTGGCCAATCATATGAGTAGGGATAGCTTTCATATAGTTGCTGTTCTTTACTTCTAAAGCATTGACTATCGACTTTACAAAAGGCTTAGGAGGTCTTTTTTCTGATGGTATCTTTCCGGTTGCAGCAAGCAGTGCTGATCTAGAAAAGTTAACAAAAGCAAAGCGCTCTTTTCTTGACATTTTATAAGTCAATTCTTTTATTGTTTCTTTGCTATTTATGATTGTCATTTTAGGTTTACCTCTTTGTTTCCAAAAATACCCCAATTAATTAAAGTTGGGTTATTATCCAATATTGATTGTAAGTGTATTATGTTATGAAACTCACCCTTATCAAGGGTCATGTAACGCTCGTGCTTTGATACTCTATCTTCTAGTCTTGCATAACCTAAGTGCTGCATTACGAATGGGTTCTCGTACCAAAAATTACCACGTCTTACCCATTCATCTACGTAGGTTGGTTCAGATCCGCAAGCTAATCTTTTATCTTTATAGACTCCATTAGTTGCATACCTAAAAATTCTAGTAGTGTTATGTGGGGCCCACATCTTGTCTACTCTGTAACAATTTTCATCCCACATTTCGCATCTTCTAACATTGACTACATCGAATGGAGACTTATCTAGTGTGTCTTTTATGGACTCATTATCCATTGTATACAGCATCTCGTCTGCATCTATTGCCACAACCCAGTCACCTGGCTTTGCGTGCTTACCAAGATTAGCCCAAGCTTCTGCTCTAAGAGCGCCCTCGTGCTTTATGAACATATTCTCAGAAGTAGAGTATACCTCTGCATACTTCTTGGCTATTTCTACAGTATTGTCAGTTGAGCAATCATCTGTAAATATTATCTTATCTACCTGTGTAGATAATCTTTGTAGGAATTTTTCTAAATACCTATCTTCTTCGTTTCTGGCTACGACTAATCCGTAAATCATCTTTTTCCTTAAAGATAAACCAAGCGTGGGGACGAACCCCACGCTTGGTGATTGCTAATAATGATAATTAAATAACGATGTGCTTACGAGCTTGGATTGCACTGATTCTTTCAACGTCTGTGGTCTTGAGAATTACTTCTCCTGCTACACCACGACGGCCCATTGCAAGCTTTTCTGCATCTGTTTTGCTATTAGCTTTTACTACAGTTACAGTTTCTACTGTAAAGTATTTGAACTTATTCTCTGACATTTTTTTTCCTTTATTGGTTTGTTGGATAATGTGTTGATATGTATTCTACAGCATCGGCAACGCTGTCAGCAAGTTTTGTCGACATATATTTCATATAGGGTCGATCACTATTTTGCTTTGAGCATATGACTATTACGGGTTGATCGTTTAGTTTTGCGTATGCCATTTCGAAGTCAGTGCCTATGTAGGCTCTATCTTCTAGCATGTATTCTACCAGCAAAATGTCTGATCGTTTCTGCATAAACAGATTTTTTTGCACTATTTCTTCAGCTGACATAGTATCGTCTTCTGATATAGAAGTAGGGTCAAGAACCTTATAGTCTCTCTGCTTAAGAAGCTCGGTAGCTTCTTTTCTCCAGCCAAGAGCATAGTCGCCTACGTAATCCATTGCACCAGCTAAATAAACTGTAACACTCATACTGGCCAACTATATTCTAGGTCTGTGGGCTCATCAAAAAATTGGCTATAATATTCATAGTCTTTTCTTAATAAGTTAGACCTATGTGATCTGTGGAATTCTTCATCGCCAAACCAGCTCGGCATTTGTGGAGACGGAATTAATATTTCCTCAAACTGCATGTTGTTTTTATACCCTCTATTGATCCATTCTTGGATAGTATAATTCTGGTAAACCTGTAGAGCAGATTCGTAGCCTGACCACATACGTGTTACTGGGTGATTTCTCCAACCTTTTGTTGGTGTACGATCAAGTAATATGTTTAAAACTTGAAAAGTTTCTACGCGCTGCTTGCCAAGTCTACGATAATCTAATACCCGAACTGATTCTTGTAGATCTGCGTATGGTAAAAATGTTTGCATTATGCCTTCTTAAATTCATTAAAAGTTTTGTCGCCTACGCCAAAGTATTCTCTAGCTAGTCCAGCCTTAACAATTTCTGTGTTAAGACATTCGCCAGCTTCGTTCCATACTCTAGCAAGTATTCTACCATACTTTTCATTCTTATCTAGAATTGTTTCTATCTTCACCTTACTACCAGCTTTTTTAATCCATTGATCAGTAAATTCTTTTGCAGCGAGTCCCATCTTCTTTTCTTCAAGGTTTGTAGTACGACTTTCGGGGGTGTTAACGCCATAAAGTCTTACGCTCTTTGGCCCAAGGTGTACTTCGAATCCAAGATCAATATTTATCTTGAACGTATCTCCATCTACTACTTTAATTACTTCTGCGTTGTATAAATAAACATTAAATTGATCTGACATTTTATCTTCTTTCTATTGTTGTGTAAAAATATTATAGTATTTTTTTAAAATATTCATCATATAGTTCTTTTGTTTCAGCTCCCCAAAAACCAAAATTTAGACCTTGATAAAATCTTTTGCCATGCCAGCCTTTTCTGGTCTGATCAAAATCATACCTTAAAAATTCATATTTAATATCATCTTTATATTTTTCTTCTGTGAAACCGCCATGTTCGCCTTTACCCAATGTGGATATAGGTGTTATGTCTGAACTAAAAAACCTATAACCTCTAGTGGATGCTCTAAGAGCTGTTATTTCTTGCTCTGGATCCATTAATATAAATGGATTATAAGAAATATCATATAAAAATTTTGATTCGCCGAATAAGAAACCACCATAACAAAGGTAGTGCTCAAGAAATTTTCCAAGAATCTTTTCTTCCGACTCTCTAGAATGGTCTGGATGAGTCTTAACATCTCCTTCCCTATAAAGAGGGTAAGCTTTAATTCCATAAAAGTTTTTTATGTAAGCTTGATCATTATCGAAATAATCTTTTTCACGATGCCAAGCTAACGATTGCGATATCAAAGGTTTATCGCAATACTGCAATAACTCCTTTAGGTCGCCTAGCAATCGTGTGTCCCAGCCTTTTGCAAAAATTGTGTGTGCATCTAGCTGCAAAAAATATTCTTCATCTTCTAAAAGACTTGCTGCAGCTACCCTAGCCAGCCCAAGACCTAGTGGATTTTTATATGTTACATTAACGCATCTCACATTTTTGTAACCAGAAAAATCTTCAAATTCAAGGTTGTTTGTTTTCTGGTTAAAGATTCCAATATATACATTGTGTGGGTTATCCGCCTTTGCAAAAGCATCTTCTACAGTTATGTGCGTAAACTTTTCGTTAAAAGCTGGAATCGCTATAAATATATGGTCATTAAATATATGGTCATTCATGAGTTAGCTAGTCTCGTTCGATCCCCATATGATCGCAAGCTTTTCTAAAAATTTCTCTTGATATAGGGAAGTAATGATCTACGTGGCTGATCCCTTCTCCGGGCTTTGCCGACGAAGCGTGCCAGCTATGTCCAATTGATACGCTACCGTCATAGACTACGTTATAGCCTAAGTGGCGGGCAAAATAAGAACACCATGTTTCTTCGTAGTAATGTGGAGTAGGCAGGAACGCGCCTAGAGCCTCAGGATGGATCTCTTTATACTTAGGATGGTTTAACATAGCGTCCCATACTTCTCTTCTTATAAAGTAAGCTGATCCAGATATTGTGATACAGTTTACTCTGTCTCTAAACATTGTATCTTCGGGATCACTCAACATCCAACCTCTCATGATTGGTTGTGCGCCAGTGCCCGTCATGCCGGCATGCGTTACTCGACCGT